TATAGACCAATGCAAGAAGACTCTGTATACAGAACAATTCCAAACACTTTTGACCCACTAGATTCTGGAACTACTGCTGGAGCAATTAAATACTATACTGGTGCTACAGATGCAGATATCACTATTGATGGTGGAATAGATCCAGAAGATAATGAAACTCCAAATACATTAAAACCCATTAAAGAAAAAATGAAGATGCTCTATTCACTAGAAGACTGCTTTAGTTATCAAAGACCAAGATCTGGAATCAACAAGGCAACATTTTTAAATGGAAGATATATTCACAACCCAAACATTAATATGGCAAAAAGACCAAGGTACTATATGTCAGACAAGAATGATCCCTTTAAGTACTGGACTTCTTTTAGAACAGAAGTCGGTACGGAATATGGAATTGCCAACAAAACTATTAATGGAAGACACAGAATAGAAGACACTGCTCCATTTGTAGTATACAAACAAATGGTCCCAGCAAACAGGATAGTGGTAAAAACACAAACCAATATTGGGGAATTAGATTACGGAACATTTTCAAACTCTTCTGAAACATTTTTAGACCCGTACTATAACGAAGTAAATCAAACAACTCCAAAAAAATGGAAGATTCAAGTATTAAAAAACAATACCTGGGTTGATGCTATATCATTTTCTGATGAAGAGAGAAGAAAAGATGGCAAGCCAATCTTTGGATCTGATGGGTACGTAGAAGTTTCTTATGGATTAGTTGTACCAAAAGCATATTCAAATAATTTTAAATTTATTGCAGAACTATCATCTGAGACATTAAGACCAACAGAAGGCCAAGAGGGAGATGCATATTTAATTATTTCAAATAGTACATCTCTAGGTGTTTATCATATATGGCACTTGGGAAGTTGGAAAACCTTTATACCATCTTATGGTTGGTCACTTGAAGATTCTGCCGTTGGAACTCTTTCAAATTTTGTTACAGATCTAACTAATCCACCCGCATTTACATTGAACAATCAAACAAAGTATAAAGAGTTCGAGTATATTTCTGGAATAAGAGTCATTATTGATACAATGAATAAATTTGATTCTACCTTTGATCTTATTGAACTATCGCCAAGATTAGTTTCCGATTTAAGTGATAGGGTATTAAGTTTTTCTGTTAACAAAAGCGCCTCTGATCTTGGAGCAAGCGGTCTTCCAGTAGGACAACTTCTTGCGTCAACAGGATCACTTTCTTTATTTGATTTTGATGATGCTTTTCATCCATCAAATAGTTTAAGCATTATTAGTAAGTATGTTTCTAAAAATATTCAAATTAAACTTTATGAAGTTATTACAGATAATTCTGGAACTGAGTATTACCTACCAATCAAGACTATGTACTCCGATGGATTTCCAAAACTAGACAACCAATCAAAAACCGTTTCTTTAAATCTCAGAGATCTATATTTTTATTTTGAATCACAGATTGCTCCAGAAATGTTGCTAACCAACACCTCTGTAAGTTCTGCAGTATCACTGCTTCTTGACTCCATAGGGTTTTCTAACTATGTTTTTAAAAGAGTTGAAGAAGAATCAGAAATTGTTATTCCGTACTTTTTTATTCCACCAGGAAAAAGTGTTGCCAAAGTCTTAGAAGATATCGCTGTATCAACACAGACTGCCATGTTCTTTGACGAGTACAATAACTTTGTTATGATGAGCAAGGATTATATAATGCCATCAAAAGACCAAAGACAAACAGATCTAACCCTTTATGGCTCAACAGACTTTTATGATTCTGGGGTAGTTAAAAATGAAAGAAATAATGTCAAGTTGTCAAATATTTTAGAAATTACTTCTCAAGAAAACGAAGTTTACAATGGTGGAAAAATTGTCTATAGCACAAGGCATATACAAAGATCTATTGGTTCAATAAAGCAGGCAAGCCTTGTAGACAGCGAAAAGGTATGGATATATAAGCCAGTTCTTCTTTGGGAGGTTGGTGGAACCGAATACACCAAGTCTATTAACGGGGAAGTTGGAAATCAATCAACCTATATGCTAAGTGCAATACCACTTAACTCAAGCCTATCTTTAGACTTACCATCAGTAAAGAATAATACAATAGTAAACAATGTGATAGATCTGGGTGAGGCAGTTTACTGGATTACAAGATATAACGGATACTTTTATTCTAACGGAGAAATTATAAAGTATGATGCAGTTCAATATAACATATCTGGCACTGGCGATGTTTGGATTAACAGCGTTCAGGAATATGAAAAATATTTTTCATCACTACCGTTTAATGGAAAAATGTATCCTACAGGTTTAGTAAGAATATACGCTGAGCCAAACTACGAGGAAGTGTCTGGAATATCAAAACTTAAAAATGGAGAAGTAGCAAAACACGGAAGAGGACAGTTTGGAACAAAGGTTGCCTCACATTCTGCGGGGATAGATTCATACTGGTCTAACAATACCAACGTACGTGGTTGTACTATGGAGTCAAAATATTTATTTAAGTTAGATCAAGGCATGCCAACAACAACAGTTGGTCCAGCAGGAATAAACAATACACTTGCAGAAAAAACATCAAGAAATGGAATTATTAAAAACACATTGTCTTCTAAATATATTTCAGAGTCTAACATAAATGCAATGTTGTCTACACAGGTTGGTACTGTTCAGTCATCTGCATTAGTTATGAATGGTCCAGGGTTTACAACTACAGAGTCTCCAACAGATTTTATATCTTATGTATATAAGCCGTTAGACAACAAGTTTAAACATTTTGGAACCAGACTTAGGCTTATTGGAAAAATTGAGAATAACGCCAACAGAGGACAAACCCCTGTCGGAGCATCTACATACTTTACAGTTCCAGGAACAACTCCAGACAAAGATATTAGTATCATTGGGGGGAGCGGAGGAATGGCAGTAATGATTAACCCAGCAACAAACAATGGATACTACTTTGAAATTATTGCTTTAGGTGCCAACAACTTAGTAGATCCTGAAAAAACAAATGTAAATAATGTAATGTTTTATAAGATAAAGGCTTCTGGTTCATCTGCTATTCCAATTAAATTGTACGAAGGTCTGGCAAATATTATAGTTGACGATGGAAAGTTTACTGGTCAATCTCGTATGGCAACAGAACAAAATCCAACTGTTTATGATTTGTCTGTTGAGTACCAGGATTTAGGAACACGAAGAAGGTTCTTTTTATATTTAAATAATAATCTTATTGCAACTGTAGACGATGAAGATCCATTGCCAGCATACAATAATATGGCGCTATTTGTTCGTGGTTCATCAAGAGTTATGTTTGAAAATATCTATGCTCTTGCAAATAACTATTCACAAAATACTGCTTTTAAACTCAATACCCCAATCTCTTCAGCATTTGGAGATTCTGAAGTTAGTGCAAACTCTTCATTTGAAAAGTATGCTATGAGTGGCGCCATACAAAACTCCTACCTTTCAGGAATAAGTTCTGCTGAGCCACCTGCTTTTGACATGTACTTTGAAGAGTTTGGAACTATTATGAGAGAGGCAGCATCATTTAATATTAAATATGACAAAGCCTATCCAGCATTGTATGCAAAACTATCTCCAACATTTAACAGAATAAAAGGATACACCGTTTCTGGATTTAGAGCAGGATCCTATGGGGCAGAGTTTTTAGTATTTAATTCAACGGACACACAACTAAGTCTAGACGAAAGTAGCGGAAACTATTTAAGAATTCAGGGAATTGCTTTTACTCAGGAATCAAATAGAGACTTAACAGTTGATGAGTATTTTTCAAAAAATAGTAACTTGGCCGACCCGCAAACTGTTAATTCATCTTTAATTACAAATCCTTTTAAGTTTAAAAAAGATTATCAAGATATAAAACTAAGCAGAATGACTTATGGTAAAAAAGATTTTACACTAGAAGTTCCATATATTCAGTCACAGGATGCAGCAGAAAACTTAATGTCTTGGGTTATTGAAAAAATAATGAAACCAAGAAAGTCAGTTGGAGTTAAGATTTTTGCAAACCCGATGATTCAATTGGGAGATATTGTTACAGTAGACTACACTGATAAAGGAATAGATAAAGTTGCACCAAAAGACAGTAGGTTTGTTGTGTATAATATAGAGTACTCCAAAGATCAAAGTGGTCCATCAATGACAATATTTTTAAGCGAGGTAGTGTAATGGCAGAATACGTATCGGCAACAGCAAATATTGCAGGCGGAAATCCTTTGACAATATGGGGTTGGGCAAATCCAAATCTTGGCATAGGCCTAACTCCAGTAGCAGATCAACCAGCAGCAAATCAATCAGCAGCAAGCCAATCTGGAGAAACAAGTAGAACATCTCTAGATGACTCTGTTAAGGCTGCAACACCAGCGCTAGTTGCTTTAGGCAATCCAATTCTTGCAGACGAGATAATGGTAGATTTAATTTTTGAAAATATTGGGGGACAAGAATTAATTAATATTTCAAGAAACGATATTGTTAATGGTCAAGACGTTTTGTATAGCCCTATTAAAAATCTAAAAGACTTATACATACAGTACAACCCAAACAACATTATTAAAATTGAAAATACTTTAGACACATATTTTAAAAACTTTCCCATAAGGTTAGAGTTAAAATTACCAGCCTATGGAACAGGCCCAAATGAAGAGGTCGTATACATAGATCCAACTACTGGAGATCTTATTATAAATGTTTCATCACTTGAGCCTGATGAGCAGGTAGATGTAGAAATATTAACTGATGGAGATATACTTAATGGTACAATATATGAAGAGGAGTTATAAATGATAACTAATATAGGTAAAAATATTTTGGCTAAATATCTTATTGGGCAGGCTCCTGCCTATGCTTCACATATTGCTATTGGATGTGGAGCAAAACCACTTGCCTCCGATGGAACACTTGGAGACTACTCACTAAAAGAATCTTTAGATTTTGAAATGTTTCGTGTTCCAATAACCTCTCGTGGCTATGTTACTGAAGGTGGTCAATCAAAAATTGTTTTTACAGCAGAACTTCCAACAGCAGAACGATATGAAATAACTGAGGTGGGTGTTTGGTCTGCTGGTGCTAACCCAAGTGCAGGAGCGTATGATAGCAAAACCATCTACTCTTTTAGTGGAGCAGAAAATTGGGAGTATCATAATCAAAATAGTGCTGTTGCAATTCCGTCAATTTATACACGCTTAGACTCAGGTTCAACTCCACCAGACAACGTTATAAGCACAACAAATACAGTATTTCAAACAAACGCAGATAACCCAACCTTTACTGAACCAAGTAGACTTGATCGGTATGAAAGATGTAGATTCTTAAATAACATAATGGTTTTAAGAGGAAATACGAGCAATCTATCTCTTACAAGTGGAGTAGTTGGCATTGCAGCAGAATCAAACCATATACATTTAACTGGAGCAAGCCTTGACTTTGATAAGAATGCTCCTACTGATCAACTCAAACTTGCATTTTCTGTTATAAATAAAGATGGAGAGTCTGTAGTCCAGCCAGACGAAGTAAGAATTCTTGTTGAATTTTCCGATACAGATGAGGCAAATGCTACAGGAGCACAGTACGCAAGACTTGGGGTAGCAATAAAAGAAACAGACGCAGGTGTTGATTTTGCAACAAATAGATATTTTGTTTCTTCAGTTGCTCTTGAAGACTTAGTTAAAACAACTGGGTTTACTTGGAAGGTTGTTGATGTTGTAAAGTTTTATGCTACAGTAATAAAAGGAACTGCATTGGTTAGTAATAAATCTGCAACCTCTACTGTTGTAACCTTAACAACTTCTGCGAATCATAGTTTTGCTGTAGGAGACAAAATTATTGTTGCTGGTTTGGGAAACTCTGAAAGGTTTGACGGTACATTTGAAATTACAGAAGTTACATCAACTACCATAAAGTACAACAAAGCAGGAACAACAGTATCTTCAACTGCAGTGTCTCCAACAGTACAGATTGCATCTCCAAGCGATGACTACTATGTTTGCTTAGATGCGCTAAGATTAGAAAACATTACTTCTTCTAATCCAGTTTATGGTTTGTCTGGTTACTCTGTAATTAAAAATACTAACTCAGAAACTATTGTAAAGAACGCAAACACTACAAACCATATTGAGTTTAGGTTTGGGATGGATGTTCTTTAATGTCAAACCCGATAGTAAAAAAAGTAATAATTAAAAAACAAGATCTTCCAGCGTTTAGTGGAGTCTTACAAAATTATTTAGTTAGATATAGAATAGTTTCTGAAGATAGAAATAGAAATTCTCATTGGTCTCCAAGATATAAAATTAATGTTGAGCCTGAAATAGATAGAGAATTGCTGCCAACACCAGAGCCTTGGATTTCACATTCTGTAGTGACAAGCGCAAACAAAGAAATTATTAACCTTGTCTGGGCTCCTCCAGCAAATTTAAAATCTGATTTTGATTTGTATGTTAAATGGGGTACAGATGATTTTCAGTATGTTGCATCTATCCAGACATCCTCATACACAATTTTAGTTCCATCAGGATACAATACAGCAATGTTTGCACTTCAAGTCCCGACATTTCCCAAACAAAGGTTTATTAAGGCTACACTTTTTGAGTCTGATCCAGTAAGCCTAGTGGTATAATAGTATTATGGCAAAAATCCCTTTACCTGAGCGTGGGCAACCACTAGATGTAACTTATATTTCTCAATTAGCACAAGTGATTAATGAGTTATCCTCTGCTATATCTCCAGCAACTTACAAGTATACATCAATTGACACCCCGAATGCTGGTAGACAAAATATTAAAGGTAGTGAGGCCAGAGTCATTGGTGGTAATGTTCGTGTAGTAAGTAGCGGAACAATTACTGCTGGAGAAGAAAAGTCTTTTACGTATTCTTTTCCTGGAGAATTTAAGTATGCTCCAATTGCAACTGCAACAGCAATCAATACGGGAAATACAGTTGCTGGTAAAAATGTTACAATTGTTTTAAAAAACATAACAACTTCTGGACTTGAAGGTGTTGTAAAATTTAATACATCTGGAGATCTAGCGATTGATGTTAACTTAATTATTATTGGCGTACCTAATTAATGCTAAAATGTAAAAAATGTAATGGGAGAATGTTTCTTGACAGACAATACAGTACAATTGGACATCTTGAAACTTACTGTATGATGTGTGGATCAAGAAATTTTTATAATCCACCAGAAAGTTATGCGGAGGGGTCATGGCTGTTAAAAAAGGAAGTATTGAGAGCGAAGGCTACAATGTCCTCCCTGTAATTCCAGGGAACAAAAAGGTTTGGTTCTTAAATGGAGACCTTGTTAGAGTTTATCACCTAAATAAATCTAATGGTATTATGTCTGTTTATAATATTACAAAAGATCAAATTGAAAGTTGTTTAATTAGTGATTTTAAAAAGAAAAGAGAACGAGCATACACAGTTAGAGAGACTGCTGATTTAGTTAATCGTCATAAAAAATATATGCCAGACTTAATGAAGAGAGGCGTTATTCCTTTTCCAATGGGATCTCAAAAAGGTGGTGCAAGAGGTTTTCAGGTAAGGTCATACTATTCAGAATCGCAGGTAAGAGACATTCGTGATATACTTGCTACACACCATATTGGTAGACCAAGAAAAGATAAATTAATTACTAATGATATTACGCCCAGCAAGCAAGAGTTGACACGAAGAATGGGCGATGGTATACTTACATATAGGAGAACAGAAGACGGACAGTTCGTTCCAATCTGGAGCGAGTCCATTTAACGAAGGGTATGAAATGGAAAACGAAGACACAAAGGTATCTGTTACACTTGGATACACGCTTAACCTAGGAAACTTTCAATCGCTAAGGCTTGACCTTGGGGTAGTTGACACAAGACGTAATGGAGAAACTGCAGACCAGGCTTTTGAGCGAGTCTACAAGTTTGTTGAAGACAAGTTAACCGACAAGATTAACGAAGCAAAGGCAGAGATTAACGAATAATGGCTGAGCGCAAAGACCGAATGGCTTTGCTTTCAAGATACAGCAAGTATCATACCGCAAGGTACGAATCAAAGCCATCTCTTAATCTAAATGTAGAACAGTGGGCTTCAGATGCCCTAGTTGAATCATACGGAATTTCAGGGTGTTACGATATACTTGAGTATTACTTTAAGGTTGCAGAGAATCCATCTTGGAATTACTTTGCATATAATGCAGAAAAGATTTTACAAGCACAAAAAGATAAAAGCAGAGATGACAACGAGAGAGCAGAGCGTAGAAGAATGGCAAAGGAGTGGCTAAGTGAATAATACAGAGTCTAAACTAATTACTGCAGTTCTTCAAGATAAACAGATCCACGTATTATTACAAGCCAATGTTGACAATCTTCTGAGGACTCACG